CCCCACCCGTGCTCAGCTCGCCACCGTTGGCAACTGGAGCAAGGTGTACGAAACCAAGAACATTGGAATCGTGCGTGCCACCATCACCTCCAACTTTGATTGATAGGAGGAACTAACCATGGCCCAACCTTCCCAGTTTGAACTGTCAACTGAGCAGTACATCGTTGCTACTCATTACATCGCCTCTTCGGTGGCTGATGTGCAGTTTTTCACCGCTCCGGTGAAGTGCGAAGTGGTCAGCATCCGTGAGGTGCACGCCACTGCTGGTAACGATGCAAGCGCCGTGTCCGGCACGATTCGTCGTCGCCAAGGCACCGAAGCCGCTACCGCCGGTGATGACCTGCTGGGTTCCACCAAAATCGACTTCAAAGGCACTGCTCTCACTGAGCAGAAGTTCGATGCTGCCGATTCTGGTGAACTGACCAGCACCACTGCCAACCTCACCCTTGAGGCCGGCGATCGCCTGTCGCTTGACGTGACCGGCACCACCACCACCTTGGCCGGCGTGATCCTGAGCGTTCTGCTCAAGCGCGTCTGATGGGTATGTTCGCCTTCCGGCGACTGCGTGAAATGGAGGCTCTGGCTTCGGCTGGGGCCTCTTTTCCTATTGCAGAGCCCACGCCTAAACTTGAAGTAACAGAAGAACTGCCGCTGTCTACCGATGGCAATAACAATCGACGCAACGGTGGGCGGCGCAAACGCCAACTCCTACCTGACGCTGGCAGCAGCGGAACTGATCATTGAAGGTTTCGTTCAAGACGACGACGTAACGGCTTGGGCTACTGCCACGACGGATCAAAAAAATCGAGCGCTGTATACGGCAACTCAGCGCCTAGACCGTGAACGGTTCCTTGGGGCACGCGCTACCGACACCCAAGCCCTGCAATGGCCGCGTACTGGTGTTCGCAAGCCTGATACCTATATCAACACCTACGCCGTCGGCTTCCCGTTTCGCATCACCACGGACTATTACACGGACACGGAAATTCCCGATCAGATCAAAAAAGCCCAGTGCGTGCTGGCCACCTATCTGAACAACAACAAAGATGGGATGGGGTTGAGCGGCATGGAGGATTACAAGTCCGTCACCATTGGCAGCCTGAGCGTGGTTAATGCTGGTGCCAGTGCATCGGCAACCGGTGCTGATCGCCTCCCGCCAATCTATGAAAGGTATTTGACTGGACTTAGAATCAGTGGACCGGGCAACTTTGCCATTCGCCGTAGCTGACCATGGCCGACAACGACGCTTACAACATTGGCTTTGAGTACATCAGCGACACTGCGGCCCATACCGGTCGCTTCTGGAAGCTGTATGCCGTAGCCGACGCCGTGATCAGCACTGCAACAATCCAAAACGCCAGCGGCAATACCTTCACTTCGGTGCCTTTGGGCAAAGGCGATCAGATCGAAGGCGTATTTACCAGCGTGACGCTGGCTAGCGGCAAAGTTATCGCTTACAAAATCTGATGTATTACGTCCTTCCAGGCGGTGGTGATGCAACGGCTAGCGGCGGTTTTAATATCCCGTCGCATGACTATGTTGTGAACACTTACGATGGCGCCAATAATCTTCTGACGGCAACCTATAAGCGTGGCGGCTCTAGCGGCAAAATCGTTGCAACACTCACGATGACCTATGACGCGAACAATAATCTTTTGACGGTGACGCGGAGTTGAATCATGGGATATAAATTTAATCCGTTTTCAAGCAATTTGGATGATGTAGGCAACTACACTACTGCAATGATCCGTGGCCAGATCAGCAGAATGAACACTGGCACGGTCAACATCACAACCCAAGGCGTTTACGTCACCACAGGCTTGACGGCAACACTTGACGCCACAACTGCTAACGGCTTGGTGCTTGGCACCAGTGATGCCTTTGGGTTAAAGAGCACCAATGCCAATACAAAGCTGCTGCGGTTTTACGGGAGCATTGATGCCCGCACTACTAGTGGTAACAACAAAATTCTTGGGGTCAAGTTGGCTTTGAATGGCGTGGCCATTGATGCAACCGAATGCCGCGCCTATACCGGCGGTTCAAATGAAGAGGCCAAGCTGGTTACTAGTTGGATAATTGAAATGGACGAAGACGACGAAGTGTCTTTGTTTATGGCAAATCACAGCAGTGATGTTGATATTGACTTTAGGCGTGGTCGCCTTGTCGCAAGTGAGATATTTGTATGAGCCTTTCAAGTTCATTACAAAAAACGGCCAGCAAGGTCATTAACCGTTTTGGTGGTGATGTGACCTACCGCCAAGTCAGCAGCGGTGCGTACAACACAACGACCGGAGCGATCACCGAAACCGAAACCAACACGACCATCAAAGGCGTTGTTGATGCTGTTCGCAAGCAAGAATTAAACGAGTTGGTTCACGAGCAAGATAAAAAACTGATCATTGCCGCATCTGATCTGACGATTACACCTAGCCTTTCTGATCGTGTTGTTATCAGCAGCATTGTCCATCAGATCGTAAAAATTAACGTTATCGAACAAGACAACACCGCCATTGCGGTCGAATTGTTCCTGAGGGCTTAACGATGGCTCGGCGTATCAGGTTGGATCAAATCGGTGATTACAGCGAGGAAAAGCTGAATCAACTGATGCGCGTGGTGGTACTAGAAACTGACACCGAGCTGAAAGCACGAAGCCCTGTTGATACTGGCCGCTTCAGGGCAAGCTGGGTTATTGGCGAAAATCAAACTGGCAGCTATGACGGTGGCGCACAACAGCCAGCCACTGGGGCAAATAGAGGCAAGAGCACGCCCCCAGCATCACCTCCACCGGGTCCGCCGGTTGGCCTTAATTACGTTCCCGGAAGCGAAAAATTTGGCAAAACTTATCACGTCCACAACACCTTGACTTATGCCGAATCCTTGGCAAATGGTGGCTCCACCCAAGCTCCTGCCGGTTGGATTGACATTGTTGCAAGGCAAATGACCAATAGAGCGCGACAATTAGCTGATTCCATCGGGAGGCAAGACTAATGGCCGCCGTCAACCTCAATACAATTCGTTCCACCATTGAAGGCCGGCTGGCAACCGAACTAGCTCTGGCGCCGGTGATTCCGGTGGTTTTTCATAATCAGGCTTACAGCCCGCCTAACAATGGCACTTGGGTTCAATGCCTGACCTCATTCGGGAACAACAGCTTCCTGACGATGGGCGGCACAGCCGGCAGCAGCAATAGCGTTATTGGTGTTGTGGTCATCAATATTTTTTCTGCTAAGGGCGTTGGACCCGGTGCCAACCTCACCGTTGGTAAAAGGATCCGCGATCTTTACAATAGAATCGTTGTAAGTGGGGTTCACTTTGATCCCCCGACAGGGCCCGAGGTGGTGGCTACCCCATCTCCAGAGGGTTTCTTCCAAACACAGGTCAGACTGACCTTTGAAACCTTTGAGGATCTGTAACCATGGCTTTTTACCGTGGCCAGCAGGGCTCCGTCAAATTCGACGACGCGGGCACTACTGCTGCAACCATCACCAGCACCCGCTCTTGGTCTTTGACCGTTGAGAAAGAATCGCTGGACACCACCGCCCTTGGCGCTACCTATCGGGCAAATGTTGGCGGGCTGATCAGCGGCTCTGGCACCTGCGAAGTGCTGTATACCGCTAGCAGCGCAGACGAAACCAACGTCTTCATCGAAATGGTTAATACGGCCAACGATGAGGGTGCTGCTCTGTTTGAGCTGTTCCTTGACACTACCGGCACCAAAAAAATCAGCTTTGATGGTGTCATTACCTCGGCTGAATACTCTGCCACTGTCGGCGAAATCGAAGTCATTACCCTGAACTTCGTGACCAACGGCGCCATCACCCTGGACATCTGATCATGGCTTTTTATCGCGGCCAACAAGGCACCGTCTTTTTTGACAAAGCTGGTAGCGGCGGTCTTTCCGAGATTGCGGCTGTGCGCTCTTGGTCTATGACCGTTGAAAAAGAGTCGTACGACGCCACCGTTCATGGCGCCACCTATCGAGCCAACGTTGGTGGTCTGATCAGCGGGTCGGGCACCATCGAGGTCATGTATGACGCTCCCGGCTCTGGCGACAAACTTGATCTGATCAAGGATGTGAACCAAGCCACGGACGAGGCCGATGC